TGTCAGGATCCTTGAGAATAGCAGAAGGGTAGACGCTAGACTCCCCAACAACAACACGGTTACCTTTACGTTCAAAAACTCCATATTTCTCACCCAGTTCCAGTAGTCCGTAATACTTGTCAAGTCCACGTTCATCATAGTAGAGTCTGATACTAACACTTGCGTTCTCCTTTGATAGTCTGCTCTTAGCAGTCTTTGCTTTGATTATATTTCCTATCACTTCTTTACCGTCCTTCTCTTTGGACTTTGAAAGATAGATTATTGTAGACGCAGCGTACTTGAGTCCACTACCTCCACCCATTTCTTTGGTAGGTACGTAAGCACCAACCACATCATATGTATGGTTAGTCACTAGCATAGGTACGTTCGCTTTACCCAACTTCAATGTAAGTATTCTGAATATTGCCTTGACCACCTGTGCTCTAGTCATGTCACGTGTGTCTTTACCCTCGGCAGAGTCTTGTAACTCTTTACTGGTCGACAACATACCAAGAGAATCTAAAACAAACATTAAGGGTTTGCGATCTTTCTCTGGTTGTTCTAAATATTTGTCTAATATTCTGATTGCCTGTGTACGAAACTCCTGTACTGTAGTAACAGGTACGAGCATCATACGTGTGGTGTCCACGTTACGATCCTCCATCATCTGTTTACTGATAGCAGCTTCAGACTCAAAGTATATAACTCCTGCGTCCTTGTCCTGTCTTAAGAAGTTCTCTACAACACCAAGACAAAAGAATGTCTTACCTGTAGATGATTCTCCTGCGATAGCAGTGATCTTATTAGAAGGAATACCACCATTGATACTACCACTGACCAGTGCGTTAAAAATATAAGAACCAGTATCTACATACCCTCCTATATCTCCTACTGATCCATCCGCAAGTATTCCTGCGTAGTCGTTACCTATTTCTTTAACGACATCTTTCAAAAAACTCATGTAAATAAAAACTCAAGCGATGATTTCTTCTCTGTATCCCATCCTATCACATTAGTGATGATTTGTAAAGGATCAAGAAAAGATTTTTTAAAACTGATCTTATGATCAATACATTCCTCTAGTCCAAGTTCCCTCGGAAATGTGTTGAGGAATGATAGTACGTTCTCTCCAGTATAATTTGTGCGACCTACCTTCATGTAGATATATTTTATCTTTTCTCCTTCTTGAATGAGAGGGTACTTGTTCTCCAGTTTCTTTTGAGAGACATAAAAATTATACAGGAGAGATCCACGAACATGTAACGGGCATCCCTTTGAATACACGTCTGTGTCTGATTTGAATTTGCGTAGTCCATTGACCGACCTTGGGAATGCGATGTCTTCTGGTGGTAGTGCGTAGAACTCTTCCTTGAAGTTGTCTATAAACTTGATGAGTTCATCCTGCTCACCTGACATCATTATGTTTAGTGCGTCCTTAATAGCTTTACGACAAGGCATCGGAGTAGAGGACTTGACTGCCTCGATACCCATCATCTTCAGCTTAGGTTGATTGTATCTGACACCTTCACTATCCCACACATTGAGGATGTATCTTTTCTTCGCAGTCCAGATACCTCTAGCAGCAATGTTCTCACGTTTCATGAACATCTTCTGTTCATAAGCATTAGTATACTCTGCTAACTCCTGATATGATTTGTCAATGAAGGGTTCTAGTTTTTCTTTACATGCCTTATCAAGAAAGTCAACCACTCTCTCCTGACCTACGTCCTTGTCACCATAAACTGTAGTAACTAAATCATCTAAACAGATGTAGATACTATCTGTATCACTGGCGATCACATAATCTTTTTCATTACTATTTAACAACTTATTCAAGTACCCATTTACTTTGTTCTCGATCCAACGAATTGATACCTGACCTGACAACGTGATTGCTTCAGCGTTTCTTAGATTATAGTATCTGAAATACTGGTTACCAATAGCACCATAGGCAGAGTTCAGTTGAATCTTACGTGCCATCTGTATGTTGTTGTACTTACTGATGCTCTTCTCTAATTCTTTAGTAGGTGTCTTCTCATACTCTTGTTTTGCTATGAGCATAAGTTTCTTAGACTGTACACGTTCATCGTATATCTTCTGCATCATCTCTGGTAGGAACCCATGGATGTCCTTACGATACTGGGCACCGTTAGCACACGTAGCAAACTGTGGATCTATCTTGTCTGTCTGAGTGAGCATGCGGTCAACATTAGTAGAAGGGTGACGTGTCTCCCACAGTGTCTCTGGAGATATGTTGTACTGCATAATGAGGTGTGGATACAGTGAGTTCAAGTCAAAGGACACCACCCAATCATACTTGCCAGGTATAGGTTCTTTTACATATGCTCCTGCGTACTTCTGATCTTTATCACTTCGTTTAACAGGGGGCACCACTGTGTTCCTTTGCTTTAGGAAGTTGTAGATCAGTGTGTCCCACATGCGTACCTGATAGTACACATCTTTCAAGTTTACCTTAGCGTCATATGCTAGGGCGACAGCAAGTTCAAGGAGCTTCATCTTCTCCTCTAGTTGTAGAACAAGTTCCACGTCCTTGATGTTGTAGTCGATAAACTTTTGCCAGTCCTTCGTGTAGAAGTCCTTGAAGTTTTCATACTCACTGTGGTCTAACTTCTTCTGTCCTAGTTCAACAAATGCTATGTGATCTAGTCTATATGATTCCTGATTTGTGTATGTAAATTTCTTGTACAGATCCATGTAGTCTAGTACATTGATCCCCATTAGATTGTATAGTATATTCTTACGTCCTCTTATCTCCATCTCCTCACTCTTCACCATGCCCCATGGTGACATCATCTTTACTTCTTTCTCTCCGAATAAACGTTCAAGACGACCACAGATGTAAGGTATGTCATACAACTCGACATTCCACCCTGTAAGAACATCTGGGAAGTCAGTTTGCCAATAAGCAAGGAAGCACTGTAGCAGATGTTTCTCATCGTCACAGTAGATAAAATCAACATCCTTACGGGTGTTGTGATAATCCCTCGTTGCGAATACTTTAAGTTTACGTGTTTGATAATCTTGTACTGTGATCGCCAGTAACTGTTCCGCACATTCATGTACGTTAGGGAAGCCATTTTCACATGCGACTTCAATATCAAGTGATGTAATCTTGAGAGTCTTGATATCGTACTCAACTTCGTTGGAGAACTCCTCAGAAATATACTGATATAAGAACCTATCATAACCATGTACCTCAAAATTCTCTACGTCTTTGTACTTGTCCTTGAAGTCACGTGCTTCACCTACAGTATTAAATCTAATAGGTTTAGCATAGCGACCATCAAGAGTCCTATAGTCTGTGATCTGATTGCTGACCACGTAGAGAGTGGGAGAGAATTTAAACCTACGTTGGATACGTTGTCCATCCTCATATCCTATGTAGAGTAGGTTGTTACCTACTAAATTTACGTTTGTATAAAAACTCACTTAGTCACCATCTTATACTTGTCAAGAATTTCTTCTTTAGGTTCTAAGATAGTAGCAATAGTATCTGAATATATCAACACGTCTTCATCCACTGTGTGTAGTGGCCATGGTTCTAGAGTACCATCATCCTTGATGAGGTATGGTTGTTCTAGATGAGCAGCGGGTTCCTCATCCAAAGTTTCTATCTTGGTGATCAGGTAAATCCCTGACTTTAGTAAGAGGAGTTGTGTTTCCATAATGTTTCTAATTTATCTAAGTCGTTCTCTTGTCGGAAGTATTTGTAGACAGGAACGATATCAAGACCACTGTCGTAGATGTTACTAATATACACCCAAGGTTTATATTCGTCAAGCGTTATCTTAAAGTAATCAGGACCGTTGAACATGAGGTGATCAAACTCCTGTGTACCACCTACGAATAGGGGCAAGGGTTGAGGAATAAAATTATAGTATAGAGGATTGTCTATTGGTTGATCGAATGCTACGATACCAAAGTCACCATTGATCTTAGCAGGATACTCTACTACGATTTTATTAATTATAGTAGGTCCTTCTATTACTATACGTTTAGCACCGTGGAATTTATTATCTGTTTTATATGAGAGAACGACGTTATCGTATGTATCATACAGGTGGAGTGTTCTCATCCTCGTTCATAATTTTTTCTGCTTCTTTAAACATTTCATCTAGATCGTTCTCATCGTAACTGAGATTGAATCTCTCTTCATGCTTCTTGAAGTTGGCAGCATATCTCTCCTCATCTATAGCAGAGATGTACTGTGTAGTCAGTGCGTCCAGTGGATTATATACTGTGACTACGTGACTACCTGGTAAATAAAAATCTTTATCTTTACTTAGTGGTGCCCATGGGAACCACTCTAACTGATACCCCTGACCTTGTGACTGGTCAACGATGTCAAGTCTGAATGGTTTATGTAGATGGTAACCTAATGGTTTCTCATTCTCTGGATCAACTATCTCTTTTACTGTGGATATAACTTCTTCACCAGTTCTGAGCATTAATAGTTTAATCATACTTGTGTGCCATCAGGTGCTACTATCTCAGGGTTGACTGGGACTGATTGATCTCCTGTCTTTGATCTCACGTTAGAGAGATATGTTTGTAGGATACTAGGTGATGGTTCCATTACAGATATCACATAGTCAGGTGTGATCGCTATCTTCTGGTCAACAGTGAATGGATTCCATGGTGTGTATCTGATCTTGACCTCTTGGTCTTCAAACGTTTCCATATTCACAGGTGTGTCAGGGTCTTCAGTGATCCTTACCTTATATGGTACGGTCATGATGTATGCCTGTCTTTTACCAGTCTCTTTATCAACTGCCTCTTGTAGATCACAGATGATGTTATCTCCATCACGTGTGAATACCAATTTAATTCTGTCTTCTTCTATCATGGCAAATTAATGTATGCATATATTATAAAAGGGAAACTGACATTTGTCAATCCCCCTTATGTATGCTAGATGTAATCCCTTCTTGCGTGGTGTTCTGGTACTACTTTCTTCAGTGTTACTGTGAGTAGTCCGTCCTCTAGTTTGACCTCACCTATCTCGGTGTCGTCAGATAGTGTCCACTGCTTTGAGAAAGAACGTTGTGCTAGTCCCCTGTGTGTATAAGTCTCAGGTTCTTTTTTCTCTTCCTTCTGTGCCTCTACTGTGAGTTTACCATACTCTGTGTAGACTTTGACCTCATCTCTCTTGAATCCTGCTAGTGCTATCTCTAATCTGGATAGTACATTTGATTCGTGGATTAAGTTATAGGGTGGATAGTTTGATGTAGTTTGATTCCAGAAAGAATCAAAGTACTCATCCATTCCTATACTATTCTTAGAAATTTTATCAAATAGTGTTGGTAAATCGGCAGCACTATATCTTTGAATGTTCATGGTGACCTCCTTAAGCGTCGTTAGTTTATGTACCCGAAGCGTACACTACTAATTATAACACTTGTCTAAAATTAGGAGGGTGGATATCCGAATACTGGAAAGACTTTAGTGATGTCTGCCATCTTCTCCTTGTACCTACTGATGTATGGTTCTTGTAGGTATGGCATGTATGGTTTACCTGTGACCTTATACTGTAAGTATGTGTAATCAAACTGATACCTGTAGCATAGTCTGTCTGTTGTATTACCTAACCTTCTGTGCTGTACGATACTGTTATCAAAGATCACTAGGTCATCATCATTCTCCCACCAGTAATCATAGGTATATGATGACAGTCCCCACTGTAGTTCATTCAATAATCTAATTGAATCCTCCTGAGAAAAATCTTTGATACGTGTGGTGGTGTTGTATGGAAAGTGTAATCCTTTAACACCCGCAGGACTCTGAATCACTAGAGGTATCTCTGTCTCTGGGTCAGGACACATGTTTTTATATACTACATTGTTCTCATCATTAGCATTGATCTTATTCTCTTGGAAATTATGTATGAGTACCAGTTCATCTAGTTCACTACGGAATGACTCTGGTAAACTATAGTAGTAAGGTGATGTCACCATGAACCCAGTGGCACTTTGTTTCATACCATGGTCACCAAGGAGTGCTACGCCAGGTGTGAATGCTATGTCGCCAGATTCATTACTGTGCCATAGTAACTCTCCACTACCAAACAAGCCGTTCTTCTCTGCGACTCTGACTATGTGTCCTGTCTTAGCATGACCACCTATCCTCGCATACTCTTTTGCTACCTCACTACTATGCTCTTCTTTAGCAGCATAGTTTTGTCTACACTTACCCCACATCTTCATTACCTTATGGAAGTGGTTGATGTTGATACCTGTGTTACGAATGACCATGACAAGTTGTTCCATCTGTAACTTGCCAAGTGACATCCACTGATCTCTTGTCAGTTGTTTGATGTCGATGTCATCTACAAATACACCGTATCCTTTTAGTTCTTGTATAGGTGTTATCTTCATAAAAAAAGGAGGGTTGCCCCTCCAAAGTCTTAAGGAAAATCTATATCTAGTTGTCCAAGTTTTGCTCTTGCTCTTTTTTCAGCAACACACTTACGAATTTCTTCGTTGTTGTTTACTTCAAAGAGACCTAGTGTTGGAGGTTTTCTGCTAGAAACTCTTATCAACTCAGAACCAAGATTAGAAGAGGTTTTGACTGCCTGTTTGTAATCTGTTTCTGAGTAATCTCTGAGGACTCCCTCATCAACATTTAAAACATATGTGTCTGCTAGTTTTTTTGCGAACTTCACATCACACATGTGCAACTTATAGGTTTGTTTCGATGCCATAATATTTAAGTATTTGGTATGTGGTTTAAGTTTATCACAAGATTAGAACTTGTCAAGTTTTCTTCTTGCCGATATTATATTTGGACTCTAAGTTCCACCCGCCCTTATCTTTATAAGATAGGACTTTGATTTGACTTAGAGGTGCTACGTCTACTATTGTATCAGGTTTCTGTATAGAAATCAACCCCCAGTCGCTGAGTAGTTGTATGATTCTATTTCGACGTTGAACATCATTGAGTGATAAGTTTGCTGACTTACCATCCAAGGCGAACAACTCTTTAAAATGTACGATATAATACTTGCCTTGCTTATGAAGTATGTGGCATGATTGATACAACTTCTTTTCTTTTCTAGAAGCTACACCTATCCTTGTTAGTGTTTCTCTTACCTTTAAAAAATCATCTGGTTCGCCTAAGTTTACCTCTACCATTTGATCAGGTGTCCATGTGACTTCCTGCTCAGTGAATGAAGTACTCATTGTCTTCCTCCCTTTTCATGTTTGTTACGAATGTATTCAAGTTGGGTGTTGGTAAGAAGAGTTAATGCGACCCTCGCTTTTTCATTACTATATCCATAGTGTGTCTTGACCAGATCCAGATCTTCAATCTGTTCTTTCTTCAACCAAGGTGTGAAACGCTTTCGCTTTCTCAAAGTATTTAGCAAAAAGTCATATTGAAGACGCTTGTCTAAGTTAGGATGCTTGTTTACTTCATTAGCAAATAGGATCGCATCAATGTGTCCACTGAGACATCTGTTGATAATATAAGGAGGATAAGATTTAACACGGTCAGGGTCATCAACATACAGATGTTCTTTGGTATTATTGATAGACGCAAGTATCTCTGATAGTTCACTACTCATAACCAATTCGGTTTGCGGGATGGGTCACGAAGATAATTAGATGCAACCCAAGGTTTGCTGCCAATGTAATTCTTGTAAGCAGTAAAAGT